GTTTAATACCAACCTTCATTTGTTCTGCTAATTTATATTCTAAACTAAATTTCTTATTAGACCCTCCATTCATTTCAACTTCAAATTTAAAGATATCTGTTTCTTGGAATCCTCTCCATTCGCTTACTAAGTAAGGCATGATTTGAAGTACCGATTGATCAATGGACTCTCCTTTGTCTTGTCGGTCTTTAATATACCCTGTCATTTTCTGCATAATACCTATAGTAGGTGGGTGCATGTGAATAGTTCCAAATGATTTTGTTTCAATTAAGAAAGTTCTATCTTCTTCACTATAATATTTATCTAATGATTCAGGAACTTTAAAGTATGTAAAATTATCTTTTTTTACTTCAACTTTATGTTTTTTACCCTTTTTATCCTTATGATCTACTGATAAGTTAGACTCTGGTTCTGGAAATGTAAGATCCCTAATTGATAAAATCAAAAAGAATCTATCTTCTTCACAAAGGTCTTTATAAGACATTCTTTTTTTATCACTAGTTACCCTAGAACATGATTCAACAATTGCATTTAATTTTTCATCAACATCTAAAATACTATTTTCATCAATTGAAGAAAAGTGTCTTATTTCTGCAACCTTTGCAGATCTAATACTAATCTGAGTTCCTTTAGGGTAAAACATACCGGATGACGGTAATGTGTTAACTGAAATATTATGATATCCTAGAACGATATCTGCATCTCTTCCTTCAGGTTGTTTAAATCTATCCATATTGATAGATCCTAAATCAGTAGGTTCTTTTGGTGTTTCGTTTTCTTGGTTTTTAACTATATTTTCATATTGTTTATCCAAGTTCTTGTCTTTGCTTTCGCTCATTTTACTTCTTTTTAAGTTTCTTAATATTATTCTTATCCCAAGCTGCTATTGAGTCTTTCTTCAATTCAATTTCATTTCTAATTATGTCTCTAATAAATGCTGAAACTGAAACTGGTCTCTCTCCTCCTTCAATTGCATCGTTTAAGATTAATCTATTAATAGAAGTTACTTCGCCTTCAGAAAGAAGAACCTGTAACTTTTTCGTCAATTTATCCATTTACGTCTGTTATTATTATATCAATATATTATGTTTTTGTTTCAAAATAATAGGGGAAACGATGTTGAATCCCCTATTTAATGAATTAAATTATGCTAAAACTTCCTTCCAAGTATCACATCTCCAAGTTACCTCTAAAGCCTGAGCTTCAGTAGTTTCATAACTTAATTCTGTTGTGAAAGGTAATCCAGAAGTAATGAAACAGTCTTCTAAAGTAACTGTTCTGTAAATATCTCCTGCTCTGTTAAATTGTACTACAACGATAGTTCCAACATAGTCTTTTTTAAGACCCATAGCTCCTGTTTGAGGATCATATTGGTTGTTGTACCATTGTCTCATTGACTTATATAAGTATGCTTGATTAGCATCGTTTAAGTTTAATGAAAAGTTAACAGTAACATCTGCTGTTGTAGAATCTGGCATTCCAGCGAAAGAACGCGTAGAAAACTTATATTTCTGCTCGACTGCTGCAACTTCTTTATATAATTCTAATCCTGAGATTGAATTAATATGTTGTAGCATTAAAGGTGCATCCGATACTCCTGCTGGTGGTAAGACAGTTACTTCAAATAAGTTCGCTTGAACTGGTTCGAATTGTCTACCTGATCTACTTGTTTGATCGTTTGAATAATGTGGTAAAGCCATTTTATATTATTTTGTTTTTTTATATATCTTAGTTAAAGTTTCCTGTTTCAATTTCCCCAGTGTTTAAGATAGTTGTTCTGTGAACTACAATCTCTAAACCTTTAACTGGTTCTACGTATGTATCTATAACTCCGATGTTGTTGTCTATAACATCATCGGTGTTATTTGTTTGATCCATTGTGTTTTTGAATGCATAAACTCCTCCGTCTGCTTTAACTGATTCCATAAATGAATCTGCTAAAGTTTTGATTTCTAGTCTTGTTTGTGTATTGTTGAATTCAAATACATAATCCTTTAGGATAGCTGCGATACCTTCCTGTATATAAATTAGTGCTTCTCTTACGTGAGCAGATGAAAGCGCCGATTTTACAGATTGTTGTGCCGTTTTGTTTCCTAAAATTGTTAAACCAACTCCTCTTTGAAAAACAACTGGGTTAATTCCGAAAGGCTCTAATACGTCTCTATCAGATTTATCAAATGAATATTCTGTTCCTTTAACTCCTGTTCCTCCTACAACTCCTCTTCTTGGACCTGCAACGATTGACCAAGGTGAAGCGCTAGTATATTTATCGATAAAGTTATTAGATATGTATGCTGCTGGTGGAACGATTAAATCTTTACCATTATCTGATACTAATAAACCTGGTCCGTAATAGAATGCATAATTTGCTCCTCCATTAATTCCTGGTAAAGAATATAAAGATGTTGGGTTTTTATCTAAGTTTCCTCCAGTTGCGATAAATGCAACTTTAAATATTCCATCTGCATCAGTAAATGATGGGTTAGTTGAAGATTTAAAATCTGCAACAGTTGGAGCATTTAATATAGCTGAAGCGTTTTGTCTTGCTTTAGCTAAAGATGCTAATTGTTCTTTGTTTTGAATTCCATTTTCATCGAATGAAGAGAATGTATCAACAACGTATCTAAAGTCGATTAAATCTTTATCAACTAAAGCGGCATGTAAACCATTTCCTCCAGTTAATCCAGTTAAACAGTCTTGGATAGATTTATCAGAAAGTGTTGCTCCAGATAAAACTAAAGGCTTATACACTAATGTAGCTGATTCAAATGATTTAACATAAGTATCTGCCCATGCTGCTGCAACTTCAACGTCACAATATATTGTATATACTGATCCTGATTTTGCTACTCTTTTAACTCTTGCTAATCTGTTAGCTGCTAATGCAGGAACAAAATCTCCTGCTTTTATTGGAAATGTAGCTGGTGTATTTCCAACAGAAGCGTAATCTACTGTAAATGCAGTACCTAATGTTGCGTATGTTCCATCTATTAGTGCAACTGCGTAACCTGTTCCAGCTGCTAATGTTGCTGTTTGTGCTAGTGTAGTTGCGTCTAATGTTAAAGTAGCGTTTGCATCTCCTCCAGGAATTGTTAAAACATCTAATGAAGTATAACCTGCTCCAGCGTTTACTATTTGATAAGTTAATACTTCACCTAAAGTATCTACTGTTAATATATTAATAGTTGCTGCTGTTGTTGGTGAACCACCTACTAAAGTAACTGGTGCGTTAGAACCTGTAAAATCTTCTGAAATTACTCTATCATTAACTCCTGCTTCAATAACATAAGATAATAATTCATAATCTACTGCAGTAGCATATTCATGTCCAACTAAATCAAGTTTTGTTCCAGCGTCGTTAGAAATTGCATCTTCATTAATTGCACAAAATAAACCAGTTCTTCTTGATTCGTTATTGATGATAGTTTCAATGTATAAGTTTCTTCCTTCTAAATCTTTAAATCCTGGGATTAAAGATCCTGTATATTGTGCTTCTAAAGTAACTTGTCTTAAGTTAGCAAATTCAGCTAATTTATCTTTCTTTAAACCGTTTGCATCAAAATAAGCTCCATAAACTGGATCAGTAGATGCTGCAGTTGCATCGAAGTTTCCTTTGAATACAAAAATGTCAACCATAAAATCTGAAACATAATCAAAATCATTCATGAATTCAGGTACATTACCTTCACCATACCATTCTCTTGCAGAAATTTCAAATTCTGTAACCGCTTGTGCTTTTCTTACAAAAACAGTAATAGGTGTTTGTTTGATGTTAACTAAATTTAATGCTTGGTTAGAAGCTTCACCAGCAGTCTCTAATGAATTAAGAACTCTTGAATCCGAAGGAGTCATGAATTTATCCATATCAAAAAAGTCTGTGTAGTCTTTTACATCAACAGAAGAAGCTAAAGCAGATATCTTTCCATTAGTTATAGGTCTTTGGTAAGAGCCTTTATCAGTTGAATCAAAAGAAGAACTATTTAAAGCTAAGATTGGTCCTCTAGAAAGAGCTTCAACCGCTGATCTATGAAAGAACATTCCTTTTTTCTCTAATTTTCTATCAATTGCTCCGAATACGTTTGAGAATTCTTCAACTGTAGAAATTAATACCGGTGTATTGTAAGGTCCCTTTCTTGAGTGACCTACGATTAATCTAAGTGTTTCAACGTTAATATTTGATGTAATTGACTTATCAAATTCTAAACGATAAACTCCACTTGATTTAAATTGTAATAATTGCGGACTTAGTGCCATAGTGTTTATTAATTTTTATTTTTTTTACTTTTATTATATATCTGTATTTGTTTGGCGTTATTTACTATTTATATTATAATAGATCATAAATATCAAATTGTAAACTACCATCTTGTACATCACTGTCTTTATATAATGTATTCTCCATTAGTTTAACTTTTTCAGGATCTATTATATCTAATAGTTCTTCCACGTAATCTGCGTAATCGGTTGTAGTAAAAAACTCAGTTGCTGTAATGGCTGTCATGATTATATCATCATGCCCCATCTGAGCACCGTAGCTTCCGTTTCTTAATACTCCAAATAAACTTGCTTCATGGACTGTAACTACGTCATTTACTTTTATTTTATGATTTTCTACTTGTTTTTTAAAGTTTTGACAAAAAACTGATTTATTGTCACTCTTTAATCTTATTCCTGGTTTTAAAGTTTTTGAATCATGTCTGTGTTTAAATCTTAAAACCATTTCATCCTCAAAATCATTACGACCTGGAAATACCGTTTGTAAATATTGTAATAGTATACTTCCGTATGTATTGTACTCTATAATTAGTTTTGTATTTTCACCATTAAATATATCCAAGGCTAGTGTATATAGTATCTTAGCAAAATCTTCAATAGGATGTTCATTACTTCTAAACACTCCAATTTGATTTAATCTAAAGAAGTCATACATAGCTCCTGGGTTTACAAAATTTGTAATATCCTTATCTGCCATTGGTTCTACCTCAAACATATTAATAACTGAATGGTCTCCTCCATTTCCTTCAGCAATATCTACCGAGAACATATAGTATTTTTGACTATTATTAGCATCTTCCGGATCAAAGTCTGGTGAGAATCCTAGGAATCCTTTAGTATCTAATTGTATATTATCGAATTCTTCAAAATCGTACCATTCTAGTTTCTTAGCGCCTTGCCTCATAACTTTCAAAGTTCCGGGGCTTAATAGTAAACTGGATGAACTTGTAAATTCATTTCCGTACTGTCTATTAAAAGCGTCTTCTGAACCTAAGTTTCCTAGTTCTCTTTGATACCATGCATCATCCCTATCAGGGTGTTGCCACCAGTCAATTCTTGTTGCTTTATATTCGTTATTGCCTTGTTCAGCGTCTGCGTAAATTTCATAGAACTTGTTAAAACCATTTGGAGTTGACGTAATGTTAATTCTCGAGATTTTTGAAGCTGATAATGTTGGATATACGTTTTCATAAAATGAATCTACGATTGTTGGGTGAATATGTGCGAACTCATCAAGATATAAATTATGAATAGTAAAACCAATACC